GTGAAGTTCTCTATATGCAGTCCGCCAAAATTGAATTCTTGGCTTCTGCCTGCAGCTCGGCCGCGTTCCATGTTGTCATATTCCTCTGCCTGCCCGGCCGTCAGCACCCGCTCGCCTTTGTGCAGCAGCGCCGGGAAGTCGTCGTACGGCACATATTCCATGCCGATGCGCAGACGGGCGATTTGATTGATGTGGAATCCCGCCCCGCCAATGCCCGGCACCCAGTCCGGGATTTTAATGCTGTTGATTCCCCGGATGAAAGCATTTATGCCGTCAATGATAAAATTGATCGGAATTTTGAACGCCGCTTTTATGCCTTCCCAGATGTTGCTGAATATGTTTTTTATTGCATCCCACGCGCCTTGCCAGTCGCCCGTAAAAACGTTTTTAATAAAATCAATGATCCCGGAAAATACTTTTTTTACGACGTCAACATAGTTTGTAATCCACTCGAACGCGCCTTTTACTGCACCACCAATCACTCCGGCAAGGAACTCAAATTCCGCTCGCAGCGGGATAATTGCGATTTCAATGAATTTTGTTACGATGCTGATCAGTGGCGGCAAGATTGCGTTCAGCAGATCAACCAGCGGATCAAGTATCATCATCAATAAGTCGATGATTGGTTCTAGCAGGCCGATTATTGGTGTTAATAGTTGCAGTACGGGTTCAAGTAGTTGAAGGAGTGGCGGTAGAAATTTCTGCACGATTTCCGCAATTGGGGGCAGTAATTTTAGCAGTATGTCTTTAATCAGCGGCATCAGGTCTTTTATCAACGTGGTAAAAATTGGCATGAGCGACGCAATCAAGTCAACAATGATTGGGAACAATTCCTGCGCCAATTCTAAGATTGGCGGCATAACCGCTTGAAATAAATCCGACACCACGGGGATAATCTGCGTTAAAATCGCCTGTATCATCGGTATGTTGTCAACGATTAAGTTCATAATCGGCTCCAGGGCTTCAAGCGCCACCGCGCCCAGCTGGTTTTTTAGCCCACCCATAACATCTTTAATCCTGCCCATCGCGCCGTTAAATTTTCCAGCCGCGTCTATCGCTTCATCGCTGAGCACAAGCCCCATATCGTGCGCCCGTTTCCGAAGATTTTCCGTTTCTTCGGATGTCTTATTCAATAAGGGTTGCAGCTCCATTGCACCCTTGCCGAAGAGCTTTAGCGCGGCGGCTGTTCTGTCGGCCCCAGCAGGCATTTCCTGCAGTTGCTTGATGCATAGCTCAAAGGCTTGTTCCGGCGTTTTACCTCTTAAGTCTTCGGCGCTCAGGCCTAGTTTTGCGAAAGCGTTCTTTGCCCCATCGCTGCCCGCCGTCGCATCTGCCATTTGCTTCTGCAGGGTTTTCATCCCTGTGCCCATGACACCGATACTGGTTCCGGACTTTTTTAAGATGTATTCCCACTCTTGGTAGCCCTCGCGCGACAGGCCCAGCTTTTGTGACATGTTGTTGATTTCTTTTGCCGCACCTGCGGTCGACTCGGCCATTTTAAGGGCGCCGGTCGCCACAGCGGACGCGGCGCCAACAACGGCGGTTCCAACTTTGGCGGCGACGTCAATCGCCTTGCCAAAACCGGCTTTTATTTTATCGCCCGTGGACTCGCCCTTTTTCGCGGTTTCTTCCAGGCCCTTGTTTGCTTTTTCATTGTCAATGAAAATTTCGCCAAAAAGGGAGAAAATGCTTGCCATTAAGCATCTCCCCCCTTCCCTCTTGCAAATTTTTCATAGCGTTTAACGGCTGCCATGGCCTCAGCTTGAATTTCCTCGGCCGATTTTTTCGGTGCTTGCACGCTTGGCGCGTCCCCTTGAAATACCCCTTGCAGCACCTCCGCGAATGGTTTAACCTCCAGGATTTCGCCGCCTCCGAAAGCGCCCGCGGCCGCATTGAGCAGCTGCGCAATTGTGGCCTGCAGGGACCATCGTTGGTATAGGCGTTGCTCTATTTCTCTTTTGCGAGATTGCTCAATCAGGTTTGGCAGCTCAGTCAGCGGCAGTTCCTTGACCAGTTCCCAGCTGCAGTCCGAGATCACACGACAGGTTTCTGCCCTGAATTCGGGTTCAGCCGCCGCATAAAAAAATCAAGCACCCCGTTTTCGGTCAAGACCTCTGTGATCGCCTTAATCATGTCCAGCTTTCCGGCATCCTTGGCGGAAATTTCTTTTTGGGCGGCGACCAGAGCGATGATGTCCTTGCCGATATCTTCGGTCATCTGCGGCAACAGTTCGGCGGTTAGCTCGAAGGCGATTGTCGCCATTTGCTCCCTATTCAGGTCATTTGGCTTCTGCCCGTCATTGATGATATCCAAGCCCTTGAAGTGGTTCACCAGGGGGCGGATATCAAGCTTTGATGCGATGCGCATCAAAAGCGGCAGCATTTCAAGCATCATGGTAGCGTTCCTTTCTTAATCCCCATTATCATCGCCGCCAGCCGGTGTCTCGGCGCTTTGGGCTTCCGTGGTGGTCGTGGCGGTTTCTTCGGGCGGATCCGCCGGAGCGTTCGGGATTTCCTCGATGGTGTAGAGTTTTTGCTCTGTGTCGAACGCATCAAAATGGCCGTCAAACGTGTACTCCAGCTCGTTTTCAGCCTTTTGCACTGCGTTGATTTTTGCGCCCGGCGCGGCCAGTGCGTTGTAGACGGTTGCCTTTTTCCACGTGCCATCAATATTGCGTCCGAACAGCGTCACATTTTTGATGTAGTTGTCCGACTTAACCACGCCGTTGACGTCTGGGTTTGCAATTTTTATCGTGTCGCCCTCGCCGGTGACGTCGGCGTTTGGCACAAGCCGCCTCATGTTTTGCTGTGCGCTGCAGATGACCTTCACCTTGATATGGGCGTCCTGCGACTCGATAACTTCCATATTCATGGTCTTGCCGCGCTTGCCGTCGTGGTCTATCTCCCGCAGCGTGGTGTTGCCGAGAAATTCGCCGCCGCCGCGTGTCGGTCCGAGTATTTCCTGCGCGGGCAGACCGTAGTTGAGGAATACAAGGCCCTCCTCAATCTGGATTTTATCAACCTGCTTTTTTGTCAGGTTGCGCGGGTTTTTTCCCATGTATGCCACTCCTTACTTTATAAAAAATGTTCTCGCGGTGAAGCTAAGCCGCCTGCGGCAAAGATCGTAGCTCCGTTCCTCCATGCCCGATCTGGAATTGAAGCCGATGTGGGCTGCAAAAACGCCATCTTCACCTATAATGGTGCCGTCGAGCTCGGTTCTAATGGCGTCAATGCGTGCGTCCAGTTCTTCCGATTGCCCTTCTTGCTCTCCCGTGTAGAATTCAAGCATGAAGCTTACGCCGTCGCCCGCTCCAATATCATAGGCGTTGATTCCCGTCAAAATGGTGTACGGAAATCCCGCGTTCTCCGGCGCCTCTTCGTAGTAGCAGGGAGTCAGATCGTTGACTTTGTTGGCCAAGCGCTTGATCAGCGCCGATGTTTGATCAGTCATCTTCCGGTTCCTCGCTTTCCACAACCAAGCCCTTCGCTTTGCCGATTTCTTCGCTGAGTGCTTTCAGGTATTGTGCCTGCGCTTCGCGAATCGCGTCAATGTTTTCGTATACAGCATTGCGCAGGACGTGGCGGTCATGCTGGCCGGGGTGCTGCACCATTTTTCCGTATACGTTTTCCTCATAACCCATGACTTTTGCGTTTTTTGCGGCAATGGTATGCGGCGCGGTGCCGAACTCCACCCAGTGCGGGCTTGTGTGCGAGGGCTGCTTGTTCCGCTTTTTCATGCGCTGCCAGCTGTAATACCCGATTTGCAGCTGTGGCTGCCCGGTTTTTCGCTCGACAAATGCCCAGCTGGCAATGTGGCCTTTCAGCCGCTTGCTGCGGACGGGCACCCGCTCTCGCAAAATCTTTCGGACCACTTTTCCGCTCTCCCGCAGGGCCGTTTTTGATAGGCCCTGCATGGTTTTTATGACCTCTTGAGAGTGATCAACGAACGTGACGCCGCTCTTACTTGCCATGGCCGACCACCTGCCGCGAAAGAATCAGCTCCATCTTTTCATCATTGGGCGTGTATGTGCGGTCCACGTGGTAGCGCACCCCCAGGAACTCCACAAATTCCTCGCTGTGATAATCGGCAGGGCGCACCTCCAGCATGATTTCCGGCTTTTTGCCTTGCGCCCCGGCTTGATAAAATTCGCTTTGCCGCACAGACTTTTTGTTGCAAAAAACTTTCCTGCGGCCGACGTCTTTTTTCTGCGGGCGGCGGGTGGTATCCGGGACCGTTTCGACCTGGATCAGATAAGCTATGTTTTTCCAGCTTGCCATTATCCACTGCCCCGCTTTCCGCCGCCCTCCAGGTATTTTCCGGACATTGCCAGCTTTTTTCGCTTCATCTCAAAGGACTCCCTGTAGTCCGGCTGCTCTTTTGCATCCAGCCCAAATTCAGCTTTTATGTAGGTGGCGATGGCCGAAGTTATCATCGCGTCACGTTCGTTATTTGCGCTTTTTCTGCTGATCCCGGCAAGCTGCAACTCTTCGCGGGCAGCCTCTATCAGATCACGAAGCTCGCCATCAAAGTCCCTGTCCACAATGCGCAGCCTTTGCCGCATCTCAGCTAAAAATGCCATCGTCACCATAGCAAAGCATCCTTCCTACGCCGCTGCCTTTTTGACGCGCGTCCAGCCGTCGAGCGCAATCACGTTGCCGCCGACCATAACCTCGCCGAGCACAGCGATCAAGCCTTCGACGAATTTGTAGTCCCGCGAAACCGTGATCTCATAGTCACCAAAGAGATCGAGCTCGTACGCAAGACCCTTGCCGTAAAGCATAGTGTGTGCGTCCACGGCCGTACCCTCGCTGCTAAGTGGTTTGCACGAGGCATTAATGACAAAGCGCACAGCCAGGCCGCCATCCTTGATAATGCCGGTTGTCGTGGACTCTTCATCAAATTCAATCTCGTAGACGTATCTTTTTTCATTGGTGCCACGCACATCACCAAACGCAACGAGGTCATCCTTGTGCAGCAATAGAATGCATCCGCCCTCAATAAAGTCGTCGCCGCCAAACTTCAGGGCGATTCTGCGCAGTGTGAACTGGTCAATCTTGGTGATGCTTACATCCTGCTCCGAAGCAACCAATTCTGCGTTGATAATCCCGCAGATTTCCGGAATGGTCGCGCTTGGGTTTCCGTTGACGATTTGCCGTGAAATTTTTCGCCGCAGGGCACGGGCTGCTGTTTCGGTGACACGAGCTTGGTAGTTGACCGGCGTTGTGCGCGGGACATTTTTGCTGATGTAGCCGACCGTCGAAATCAACGTCGGCTTGATGGAAACAAAGCCGAACTCGTTGTCGAGGTTCTCCGTTTTTGTTCCATCGATTTTGTTCCCGGCCTCCTGCTCGGTTTTTTGGTAGGGCACGCGGTTTTCGCCCGCCCCCGTCATGTCCTCAACCTTCACCATGTCGATGATCGCAGAAATGCTGTTAGGCAGCGGCGCAAGGTTGCCCGTCCTGGTCGGCTGGGCAATCTGCCCGGTGGCAAGCGTCAACGCCCGTTTAAGAGCTTTCGCTCCAATCGCCGTCCGCTTGTGCTTGACAAAATCGTTCGCGCGTGTCTCCGCGTCCCCTCCACTTCCGCCTGCGATTGTGACCCACGGATCGCCGCCAAGGCCCGGCAACAGGCCATCGCCGCGAGCCCGCACCCCTTCGAGCACGGGATCAATGCCGCGCCGCTGCGGCTCCGGCGCATCTCCCGCGTCGGCCGCCTCCCTGCCGTCTGCCGCCTGCTGCAAATCCGCAAGCGCCGCCACGCGCTGCCGGATACTCTCCGCTTCCGTTGCCAGCGAACGCAATTCGGTGGTCAATTCCTCCACGTTGCATTCCCCGTCAGCTTCCAGCAGCCCCCGGATTTCGAGCCGCCGCGTCTGGATTTCCCTAAGCCTTTGTTCCCACATGATTGTTGTCCTCCTAAAAATTAAAATGTGTACGAATACGCGATTGCTTCTTGGCGTTTCCGTTCAAGCGCCCTCGCTGTCAGCTCATTTTCTTGCCCTTGCTTTTCCTCTTTCCAGCGGGCACACCGGGCCTGTATGTCAGTCTGGTCGTAGGCCGCGAACGCCACCGCCGACACGTCGTAGAGCTTTTTGATCTGCCGCACAGTGGCGGTGTTTGTGGTGCTGTCGAAGGATTCTTCCCTCGGTATAAAGGCAAAGCTCATGCGGTCAAGCCGCCCCTCCTTCACATCGTTATACAACTCCCGATGGCCTTGGTCATTTGGATCAAGCTCGACCTCGACGCTTGCATTTTGTTCGGAATCCACCAGCTTCAACGATCCGTTGCGGGTGCGTGCGTATACGCGCCCCTGGTGTTCGAAGTAAAAGACAAAATCAGACAGGTCGGCCCCGACCAGCGCCCCCCGCGCAATGATTTCGTAGTATTTCACGCCATCCCACTCGTAGAGCAGCGTGGGCGTGTCATAAACAATCGGCGTGCCCCGCAGGATCAGGCGGTCGGAACGCTCCTGGTCCTCGATCGCGTGAAACCCCGCGTTTAAAGCGCGGCGGTTAATCTGTTGTTTCGGATGCATCCGGCTCCTCCTCTTTTGGCGTTTGCCCGGTCTGATATTGGTCGACAATTTTCGTGTTGGCCGCATTAAGCGTCTGCGTGCGGCGTGCGCCCTCTTCCCCTCCGATGGGGGCCAGATTGAAAATCTCAAGCATTTGGTCGGTGGCGATTGCTCCCCTGTCAGCCAGCAGGGTCGCCGCGGCAATCTTACTGGAGATGCTGGCGAATTGCAGCCGATTCGCCTCGGCAACGATTTCATTTCCAAATCCGCGCTCCCGCTCGGTGAACATCCCCGCAGTCATCCCTTGTCCAAGCTGTATAAACAGCGGCTCCAGCTCACTTTCGTAAAAAGCATTCCACTCTGTTTCGCTATATGTGTTTTCTACAATTGCATCGCTGACACCGAAGTAGCTATAAATTCCATCTTTGACAAAGGCGAGCTGGGCTGCCGGTATCGGCTGCTGCTTGTCGTTTGCGATAATAAAATCCCATTTGCCGTCCACAGCGATAATCCCGCCGCCGTTTTCATTTTGCATGAGATTGTCGCGGACGAATTCATCACGCCGCGCTTTGATATCTTCGGCCTTTGTGGCCGTTGGGACTTTCAAAATACCCCGGATGACCGCCACCATTTTCGCCAGTTTTCCCATACTCTGGTTAAATGCCGTTGCGGTGCTGAGCGTAGCATCAAGGGCGCGGTTGTCGCTGCCAAAAATGTCGTGGTCATAAAAATGGCTGCGGATATGAATCAAGTCGCTGTACGGCGCGATGTAGCGTCTGCCGCTGGCGAATGCCATTTCACAATAAAGCTCGCCGTCCCGCTCCAATAGTGTGATATATTGCGCCAATATCGGGTAGAGCGCCTTGAGTTGATTTCCCTCCCACGCCGGGTATATAAAAGCGTTGTTTGTCAGCTTATAGCATGCTGCGATTTTGTAATAAAAGGCATAGGCAGTCATATGCGGGTTCGGCTGCAGGGCCAGTAATCGGCTTATGCCGCTGTCCATCGTTTCGATGGTGCCGGCACCGTGCCGAACGTGCTTGGGCGTGACTTTGGCGGCGTTCTTCGCGAAGGCATGCACCGCCTTGCGCACAAGATCATTTTCCCATTGTCTGCCGTCGTATGGGGCAAAGGTGTTATCGTAACCGCTCAGCAGCTGGTATTGCTTTCCATACACCGCTTGCGCAATATACTTGCCGAATATTTTTTCAAACAGCCCCAAATCCTCACCCCACCTTGTACATAAAATCGCTGTAATCTCGGATGTAAACCGTCCACGCATTGAGCAGGCTCACCGTTCCGTCGATTCTCCGCTTTTCCTCCAGCTTTACCGGCATAATGTTTTCCAGTGTACCCGCCCTTTTTTCCCCTGTGTTATTCAGGCACCAAAGCAAAATCTTGTGTTTGTTGTAGTTGACTTTTTTATCCTGGAGGGCCGCCCCCATTTCCTTCATCGGCTGTGACCATGTATACATACCCTGAACGACTTGCTCCATATCAAATCCACAATCTTTCATCTCCTGCACCCAGTAGCCCGCGAGGGCACGGTCGTAGCCAATCTTGTGCGGGGTGATTTTGTGCTTTTCCTGCATTTCAACAAACCAGTCTGTTATTTTTCTGTAATCCACCCGATTTCCTTCGTTGATGGTAATCAGCCCTTGCCGTTCCCACTCCCGGTACGGTGCCTCCTGGTCTTCGCTGGCCTCAACAATCTTCACCCGTTCCTCCGGGATGAAATAATGCTGCAGCACGTAAACAAGCGGGTCGGGATCCGGTTTTCGGATCAGCAGCGTCGCGCAGGTCAGGTCAGTCGTGGCACTCAGGTCGCAGCCTCCGATTGCATAGGTGTTGTATACATCCTCCATGGTGAAAGTCAGGTCGTTTTTGATAGCCTCGTAGCTTAACCACGCTGACGAATCATTTTCTCTGACGTTGAAGTCCTTGCACAGCATGCGCGGCAGGTCGGCCGGGATTTTTTTTGCCTGTTCCACAAAAACCCGCAAAGTGTCTAATTGCTTGATCGTGCCAAGTCCGGGATTTGCCTTTATCCAGGCGGATTCATCGGTCCACTCCTCGCGTTTGTCGAGTTCATAAAGCACCGGAAAGAAGGTATCATCGACTATTTTTCCATCCGCAATTTTGCAGGCATACTTGTATTTTTCATCAAAAATATTTTCGCGCAGGGTGCCCGCGGTCGTGATCATCACAATTAGCGGCTGGCGGCGGTTTGATGCCCCGCGTTTGATCGCATCGTAAAGATTCGGATCGCGGATTGCGTGCAGTTCATCAATGATCGCCCCGTGCACATTCAATCCGTCCATTGATTTGCTTTCGGACGCGAGCGCCGTGAAGGTTCCCAGCGTCGTTTCGCAAAAAATATCATTGCGGCGCTTTTTTGTGACTGCCGCAATGTGCGGCGAGTGCGTTCGCATGTTGGCCGCCGCCTTCAGAGCTATGGATGCCTGGTCGCGTTTGGTCGCGGCGCAGTAGATTTCCGGCTCCCCCTCATCGTCCGCAATCAGCAAGTATAGCGCCAGCGCTGCGAGCAGCGTTGTTTTTCCATTCTTGCGTCCAATCAGCAACATCACTTCCCGGAAGCGCCGCAGTCCAGTTTTGCGGTGCACGAAGCCGAATACCGCTTGGATAAACGCTTTTTGAAAAAGCTCCAGCCGGATCGGCGCCCCCATGACGCCCGCGCTGCTCTTGCAGAAGAACTCTATGAAATCAATCGGGTGCTGGCCCCGCTCTTCATCGAAAAAATACTTGCTGCGCTTGTGGCTGCGGCTGTACCTGATTTCCTCGGCTAGTCGGTTGTAGACCGCCGCCACACGCTTTGACGTCACAATTTTTCCGCTGTTTATTTTTTTTGTGTACTCAAGCACCCAATTCATGATTTTTTACCCTTGGTTGCCGCGAACCGCGACATCTCGCGGGCCGCTTCCGCGGCAACGGTTGTTGGCTCCGGCAGCTGCCCTTCCAGCTGCTTGCAAACCGCAGCATAATTTTTAGTCATGGTGATGTGTTTTTCGAGCAGCGGGTGCGCCCGGTCAATTTCCTGCTCGCCTTGTTTCATCTTCACGATCAGGCCGTCTCGTTTGATTCTTTCCTCCATATTTTCCAGAGATATCAGCATAAAGGCGGCCCTGTCGATCAGTTTTTCGGCTGATTTTCTACGGTTTTCGTCGACTTTTTCAAAGATTTCCGCAAGTCGTTCCTTCTCGCTTTTTATCCTCGCATTTAATGTTTTTAATCCCTCGCCTGCACGCGTGCCCAAAATACGCCGCCTCCTTTCTTGGGTTGGGGGTGGGGGTCTACGCGCAACCCCGGTGGGTCAGAAAAGGCACTGATATGCGGTTCTCTGCAGCGGTTCAAGAATTTTGAGGCGGGGGGGTATGCACAACCTCAATCGCCACCGCGTTGATGCACTGCACGATCAGCGTGGAGCCCTCAGCCGTCTCCAGCGCAGCCGGTTCGTCCGATAACAGCATATCCGTCAGGTCGATATCAGCAGGCGCCTTCACCGTGTATGAGATCGTTCCCTGCTGCGTGTGAATGTTCAGCGTGTAGTATTTCATGATGCCCTCCTAATTAAGTTCCCTTCCGCATCAAACCCAAAGCCTTCACCAGCGGCACTCTTTGCCTGGTGCTCCTGCCCATGGCATTTTTCGCACAGCAGTTCCAGGTTCTCCTCGCCAAACACGATAGCCGGATCGTTGATATTCTGCGGCGTGAGATAAATTTTGTGGTGCACCGTGTTCCCCGGATCACCGCAGCGGGCGCATAAGCCGTCATCCCGCTCAATGATGCATGGCCTCACCTTTTTCCACTGCTGCGATTTGTATATGTGTTTGGCAAACTCGCGCATGGCCGCACCTCAAAAAAAATACACTGGATAGCTTTTTGCATATCCAGTGTACCATAATGACCCGAACCCACTACTGTCAACTTTTTTCTTTCAGCCCTCTTTCTTCGGCGCAAATGTCCCGTGCCGCCCGCAGCGCCCGGTAAACCGATTCCTCGCTGTGAAATGTCTTTAACGCATGCATCGTGACACGTCTTTTGATTTCTCCGCGCCCCATGTGCTTTTTTGCATCGTGGATATATACAGCAGCGACGGCGTCCTTTGCCTCCGGAGAAAGCGCATCCATAGTCCGTGATGCCGCAAGGAGGTTCTGAAGCTCCACGAAGCCCACCGAGGCGAGCGGCCTGCCCATGGCCGCACCATACTGCCGAAAGCATTCCGTGACGTAATCCCGGTATGGTTCTTTTTTCACGATGTTATCCCCCCCGCTTTGTTTCTGCCGTTCACTCAATCAGCCTTCCATCCGCAACTTTTTTCACCTTGTCCTCCCGCTCAACCTTGATCCCGTACTTCCCCATGGAAATGCCGCACTTGACCCTCGGGCTGATCTGCACCGCCGCGGAAATAATACTGTCGTCATTCACCATGCCGGCAGCCATGCGCAGCAGGCGCATTACAGCATCCCGAATATCTTTCGGCAAAGGTCGGTTATCGTACTCGTTCGCCGTCGCTCCGAAGAGCTGTTCAATCTCGTTTGCTGCCTGTGTTTCTTTGCGCAAGTTGTCCGCAGCGTCACAATTGCACTCAAACCCATCTTCCATGAGCTGCCCGCAAAAAACGCAAGCCCCCCCTTTTTTTTGAACGATATCTGCCATTTGTCAAAACTCCTTTCGCGTTGTTGCTATGATTTTGTGCGCCGCTTCGGTGGTGGTATCTTGATCAGCTTGTATTCCATCCACGGGTATCCCAGCCAGTCCGTTCCCCGCTGGATGCTGTCCACGTCCAGGTAATACCCTTTGGGCGGCTGCGGTATTTGCCGCCACGTTTTTGCCTTAACAATCTCCTTTTCCACCCGCGGCTTGATCAGGTTCTTGCTGGGGCGCCAACGCTTTTTTCTTTCGAGCCCGCGCTCCTCGCGCAGCTCAATGGTGCCTTGCTTAAAAATATAGTCGGCCAGATCGGATAAGTCAGTGCTGTACACCAGCTTATTGCTGCAGTACCGCATTCCCCAAATCATCATCACACGCTCGGCGCTAACAATCCCGGCGTTGAGCAAAATGTGGTGATGATATCCTCCGCGCTCGCCGCATTCCGTTGTTGCAATATATTTCAATGCGCCGCCCGCCTTTTTCCACTCCGCTCGCAGTTTGCGAATAAACTTTGTGAGCCTGGCTTCCGCGTCCTCATAGTCCGTGGGTCGGTCGTCTTTGCTGTAGTGGAGGTCGATCCAAAAATCTCCTATTGTGAAATTCAGATCGATTAAAGCTTCTAGGTGCTGTTTGGCGTAACGCTCGTTGTTTTTTTTCACTTCATCCAGCGTGTCGTTTTTTCGGCTTGCCCGCTTCCGGCCCCGCGGCAGCATGTTGATGTTGTTTGACTTGCGAACAATCGCAAAACTGTTTGCCCTGATCATCCTCATGAAGTAGCCCATGCCGACGCCTCCTTTTTCTTTTCCTCGGTCCTAATGTTAATAGACTTAACCCAGGCTGAATGCGGACCCACACCGCACGGTTGCGGGCGGCGATGCCGCCCTTTATAAATGTAATGAAGCACTCCCCGCCGCAAGCAGCGGGGTATCAG